CCGCATTAACCAACGGAGCCTATTCGGCAGCCGTACAGGCTGAATACCGGCGAGGGCAAGCGCAAGGTGATATTTATGTGAGCAGATCAGAAATACGTCATGGCAGCATCGATTCGATGAGCAAAGACGAAGTGCTGAATGCTCTAAAGGAGATTAAACAAAGTTATGCCCCGATCACTATCGACGTTACTCCCGAAGGAGAGAGCAATCCCCAGAACCGCGACAAAGCGCGAGGCCGACTTTTGGAGGTTGATGAAGACTGGGATGCAGAAGAGCCCGAGAACATGGAAAAGTACCCGAATTGAAACGTGGGCCATGCCGGGTATCCCGGATGTTTTATGCTGCGATGAAAACGGTAAGTTTCATTTTGTAGAATTAAAGGCAACATCTGGGAACGCAGTGGACCTACGACCCCACCAAGTTGCGTGGCTGACTAATCACAGTCATGCCAGCGTTTGGGTTTTAGTCCGCAAACTGCAAACTAAGACTAAGCCGCAAATGATCTATTTGTACCACGGTAAAGACGCGATGGATTTAAAACTGGAAGGCCTGAAAGTTGCGCCGGTTTACTTTTCTGATGAAGATTTTGACTGGGTTAAGATAATGAGCTTGATATCTCCCATATAATCGCATAACATCGTAGACCTAACCAACTACGGAGAAATGTTATGGGCTTAGATATGTATTTAACGGGGGACAAATATGTGCCCTCATGTGAGGAACCTAACAAGCGCGAGATTGTTGATGGTTACGAGGTGGAAAGCCACCGTTTGAAGCTGGGTTACTGGCGTAAACACTGGGCTTTGCACAATTACATCTCGCAACATTACGGCAACCAAGAGACGGTTCCGCTTGAGTCTGGTGACCTACGCGATATTGCGGAGGCTGTTGAGGACGGCAAGTTGGTTGATCCTGACGATGGCAAAGAGATGCCAAGCTATCAAAGTATTTATGCTTATCACCGGGAACCCGAACAAATCCGCGAAACTGTTGATGTTTTGCGAAAAGCTGCGGATTGGGTTGATGGCGTAGGCTGGCGTTCTGTTGAATATTACGGGAGTTGGTAAATGTTTTTTTTAATAAAGATATGGGCTCGGATGTTTTACGGCACAGAAGCGGTAGAAGATTTTGAAGAAAGGCACCGGCGCGGTAAAATAAAAAAACGACCACAAAAAACAAACCGTTCAAAATCCAGAGGTAAAAGATGACAAAATTAAACCCGGTTGACGCCGGGTTTTTTATTGCGCTATAGTATGGGATAAGTCGCATACATTACGGAGGGCAAACCATGTTAAAGACTGTTGAACTAAGCCGCGCCAAAAAAACAAAAGGCATCGCGGTAACATATAGAGCGGGCACCGGGGAAAAATACGCCACTTGTCCCAGCACTTGCAAAATGAATTGCAGCGGCAAAGGCTCGCAAAAAATCGATGATGCTTATCTTGATGCGTTGCTGGATGCAAAACCGGCCAAAGGCGTTTCATTTACTTACTCGCATTTTGATCCGCATGTTTTTAATTGGGGCCGCAAATTGCGGGCAGATAAAACCGTTATTAATTACAGCACCGAAAACTTAGGCGCGGCAGCCGCGTCGATTCATAACGGCGTCCCGTCCGTCGCGGTTGTAAGTGAGCAATCATGGCAGGGAAAGAAAACGCAACCGGCCCCGCATGGTATTAACGTCGTGCGGTGTCCTGCGGAAATCCGGGACATTTCCTGCGCAAATTGTGGAAACGGTGATCCACTTTGCGCCCGATTAAATCGCAATTTTATTATTGGATTTACTGCGCATGGTTCCAGCAAAAAGAAAGCCGCGGATTTAACCGTTAAGGGCGGTTGCTATGCGGACGCCGGTAATTGCCGAATATGGTGGGATGATACTGCAAACGGTGCGCAGCCGGATGAAACCGACGGGGAAAAGCTTTTGCGGTTTGTTAAAGGCCTGCCGCCGCGGTCTATTGTGCGGCACCATGTGGCGGGTGATATCGGGGCAGAATAACTTTCTAAAAAATAAAGCTTGCAATCATATGCAAGTTTATGCGAGATTATAGGAGCGGGCCGGGCAATGGCTCGCTTCTTTTAACTTTTACGGAGATTAACAACATGACTTATACAACTAACGCCTTCGCGCACGGTATCGGAAACAGTGCAGTATCTTCACAATGGTTTAGCCGCCCGGACGATCAAAAGTTTTTGTCACTTGATGACATGCTGGCTTATAAAAAAGTGGACGCGGGCCGCATGACAAGCCGCATTGTTGACACTCATAAGATGAAAATCGTCGGAGACTTTGACGAACAAAACCCCAGCCGGGGAAATGTGTTTGTTGAATATGCGGACGATAATCGTCGCGAGCATAACAACACCCCCACCAATTGGAGCTTCAATCAATTGTCCCAACTTGCAGGGGCACCGGCCGGATATCTTAAAGACTTGCCCGCACCAATAGCGGCCGAGTGCTTAGAGTGGGGCCTGAAGTATAATCGGGGCAAGGAATTGATTAAAGTTTATGGCCATGAAGCTCCGGGCGGTGAATTGCGGGCCGCAACCGGTCCAGATTATGGCCGGATTTTTGATTGGGAAATATTGGAGCCAATCAAAAACTTGATAGAAGAGAGCGGCGGCCGCTGGAAAGTGCCCGGCATGATGACTGGCAGCCGCAACGGCATGGCCGTTTATGATCCTGAAATCCCGGTTTCTATGGACACGACAACTCTTTTTGCGTCGGATCGGGATGTTTTCGTTTTCCTTGTGGATGACCGCAACCCGATTGAAGTGGGCAAGCTTCCAAATGGTGAGCCTGATTTGATGTTCCGCGGGTTTTATGCATGGAACAGTGAAACCGGCAGCAAAACAGCCGGGATCGCTGCAATGTATCTGCGCGGCGTTTGCATGAATCGGAACTTGTGGGGGGTTGAAAACTTTCACGAGATTAAAATCCGTCACACTAAATTTGCGCCGGACCGGTTTGCAATGGAGGCCCGCCCCGCATTGCAGTCTTTCGCAAACGGATCGACGCATTCTTTTGTTGAAGGTGTTCAAGCGGCGAAAGATGCAAAAATTGCCAAGGATGACGAAAGCCGCTTAGAATTTTTAACTAAGCGGGCGGGATTGTCCGGACGCATGGCCAAAGCAGCGGCCGCCCGCCACTTAACAGAAGAGGGCCGCCCGGTTGAAACCGTTTGGGATGCAGCGCAGGCGATCACCGCAATTGCCCGCGATGTTCCTCACCAAGATGCGAGAATTGAAGTCGAACGCAAAGCGGGCGCATTGCTGGACAAAGTGACCGCATAAACCGCCGCTATATAATAAGATCCGGGGCCGCCATTGTGCGGCCCTTTTTTGTGGGGGTTTACTTTTTATAAAGTTATCGCATATAATCCCACTAGCGGCGGGCAAGCCGTTCAACTTAACCTATGGAGTAAAAAACATGACAAATATTTTCGAAGTAAATTTCCGGGCGTCCGACATTCTTTTGGATCGCGTTTTAAATCCGGCCAAAGATCAGGACACCGGGCGCAACCGTCCCGAAGATTTGGTTGAAGCCTGCGGGATCATCCCCGACTTTTTCCTTGAGGCCTGCCATTTTGCAAAAGATAGCGAAACCGGTTTGACGCTGGACGGCGTTTGCGCCGGTATGGATAACGCCTATCAATTCGGCGGGTTTGGGTCTTATCCTTGGAAGGGGACGCTGGACCACACCGGGACATATCAGGCGGATAACGACGAAGACGCACCACTTGCACCGCTGGCCCGGTTTGGTTTTGAAGGCCGCGTTTTCTGTTATGTTTACGATTACGGCGTCGCGGCGGTCCGCATCGGATTGGATGGGCCTTATAAAATCGCTCGGTTTGATTAATCCGCAGCCTATATAATAAGACACCGGCCCGCCATTGTGCGGGCCTTTTTTGTGCCTCTTTACTTTCCTTAAAGTTAGCGCATATAATCCCATAGCGGCGGGCAAGCCGCGCCAACCCTTTTCTATGGAGTAGAAAACATGATTGAACTAAAAACAAACCCTGACCACTTACACGCGATCGCAAGTAATGTCCGATTGACCGATCAGACCGACCTTGCGCACGATCTCGACGCCGCAGCGCATGACATGAAAAACTTGCGCGACTACGGCGAACGGCTGGAACGCAGCACCCATCAGATGAGCGCGGAAATCCAAAGCATCCGCACCCAGCGCGACGAAGCCGCCGCCGCCTTGCTGGCCATCTTTAAACCCGCGCTTGAAAAGATGATTGACGCCGCCGTTGATGATTGCCGCGCCCTTTCCGACATCACCGACCGGCTGGACAACTTAGAAGACCCCGGCAGCGCTTCCGACGCGATCCGCGACGAAGTGAAGGACATGATCCGCGACGGTGATATCACTATCTCTATTGACCATATGTAACACCCCAGCAGCCCCACAACGACGATCAGGCCCGCCATTGCGCGGGCCTTTTCTTTTGCGCAGAGTTAAACAGTGAAACAAGCCGGGCCACGGCCCGAGACGCACCGCGCAAACCCACCGGGCCGACGATCCGCGGGCACTGGACCGAGCCCAGCGGGCACCGATTAACCGAGCGCAGCCGGTGCCAGTTATCCGCGATCCGCGGGCAATTGATGTCAGCAGCCGGACCCCGGCCGGTGAAAGTTACCCGACATCGATGGGAAGCTGCGCGACGAAAACCGCGACGCTGGACACCGGCCGCGGCCGCTGGACCCGGTTTCCCAGTAAAATCACCAGTGGAAAAACGGCCCGGGTCCCTTCCATATCGGGTCAAAAACCCTGATTTTCGGGCAAAAACTCAGTTTTCCGGCCCGCGGCACCCGCGCCGACCAGCCGGGGGCTAGAGCCATGTTTCTCACGAATATTCATTAGTTATTTCCAACGGCCGTTAACTGTCCTATAATAGCCCGTAATATCGCATATGTTTCACGTGAAACATTGCCCGTGAACCGCGTACCATAAATTAAGTAGGGTCCCCCATGAACGTTGCTCAAAATTCGATGTTAGAGGATAAAAAATTAAAATTAGAATTACGTTTGGCGCAGATCATGAAGAACGAGGAGTGCCAAAATAATTTTTTAATTTTTGTAAAAACAGTTTGGCCTGATTTTATTGCGGGCCGTCATCATAAGATTATTGCTGAGAAGTTGGAAAGGGTTGCAAATGGCGACTTAAAGCGACTTATCATCAACATGGCTCCGCGGCACACGAAGAGTGAGTTTGCGAGTTATTTATTTCCGGCATGGATGATGGGCCGTAATCCGAAGATGAAGATCATTCAGGCTACGCACACGACGGAGTTAGCTGTTAACTTTGGTCGCAAGACGAAGAACTTGATTGAGAGTGACGATTACAGGGATGTGTTTCCGGGGGTAAAGTTAGCTGCGGACAGCAAGGCGAGTGGTCGGTGGGACACGAGCGACGGTGGGATGTATTATGCGGTTGGTGTTGGTTCGAATTTGGCTGGTCGTGGTGGTGATTTAATTATCATTGACGATCCTCATTCGGAGCAGACGGCGATGAGCAACACTGGTTTTGAGGATGCTTGGGATTGGTACACGGGTGGACCGCGGCAGCGTTTACAGCCGGGTGGGAGCATAGTTTTGGTTCAGACGCGGTGGTCTGAGAAGGATATGACGGGTCAGTTGCTGCGGGCTCAAGCGAAGGACGGTTTTGCGGATCAGTGGGAGGTTGTTGAGTTACCTGCTATTTTTGAGGACGGGACTTCTTGTTGGCCTGAGTATTGGAGTTTGGAGGATTTGACTGCGGTTAAGGCTTCTATTCCTCCGAGCAAGTGGAATGCGCAATATCAGCAAAATCCTACGGGTGAGGAGAATGCGATTATCAAGCGCGAGTGGTGGCGTGTTTGGGATCAGGATAAGGTTCCTCAGTTGGAATATGTTATTCAGAGTTACGATACGGCTTTTAGTAAGCGGGAGACTGCTGACTTTAGTGCGATTACAACGTGGGGGGTATTTTATCCGAATGAGGGTGGTTCTGGGCCTAATTTAATTTTGTTGGATAGTAAGAAGGGGCGTTGGGATTTTCCGGAATTAAAGCAGGAGGCTTTAGAAAATTATAAATTTTGGGAGCCTGACACGGTTATTGTTGAGGCGAAGGCTTCTGGGACCCCTTTGACGCAGGAGTTACGTGCTATGGGGATTCCTGTTGTGAATTTCACTCCAAGTCGTGGTAATGACAAGATTACTCGGGCGCATAGTATAGCGCCATTATTTGAGGCTGGGATGGTTTGGGCTCCTGACGAGATGTGGGCGGAGGAGTTAATTGAGGAGGTTGCGGCCTTTCCGAATGGGGAGCATGACGATTTGGTTGATAGTATGACGCAGGCACTTATGCGCTATAGACAAGGTAATTTTGTACAATTACCAACAGATGACTGGGAAGATGAAGAAAACTCTGCTAAAGTGAGATTGTATTATTAGATGAAGGGCGTCTGGATGTATGGTACTGCGGTAAATCTTGGGGCTGGCGGCTTTGACGACGTGATGTATTTCGAGGGGGGCGGCAGTCCTATGTACTTGGAAGAAACGTTGACGGGCACGGCACCGGGGTCACAAAGCCCGAGGCCTGAGTTTGCTGATCTCAGGGGCCCCGTGGGCGACGATGCGCCTGTTATGTCTGAAGAAGAGCTTGCGGAGTTTGAGGACCAAAAAGGTTTAGGGTCCCTTATCATGGACCGGATACGTGGAAAGAACGTCACGGAAGATTTACGTGAGTCTGGCCGTGTTGGCGGCACCTCCCCTGAGTTTATGGAGACATTAATTGACGAGTACGGCTATCCGAGTGTCTTTGACGAGGAGACGGGCGAGAAGATAATACCTACCGATTTGGACCTTTATTCTGAAGAAGTCCGTCATGCGCGGCCCGAGGACCGTGGTGATTTGCCGACGTATCCTGAGTTAGAGGATGCTCGGGGTCATTTGTTAGGTTCGGCTGTTATGGCGTCGGAGTATGGGCCTGATACTGCGGAGAGTGCTGGAAACTTTAGTGAGTTTATGGATCGTTTTGCGCCGATTCTTATGGGTGGTGGTCAGAACAAGCGTGACGTTGCTATGGACCAGCGGAACAACGCGATTGGTCGTCAGATATTTATGAAGGCTGGAATAGACGCGACTGTTGAGGAGTTAACCCAGCAGGTTGACGCTGAGATATTTAAGCAGTTAGATAAGATAATGGGACGTTCGCAGGAGGATCGTATGACGCCATCGGCGGATCAGCCTCGCGCCCCACGGAACTTTAAATCACCGTCTGAGGGTCCGGATGTTTTTTTCCCTCGCAACGAGGAAGGTTATTTTGACACGACTAGAGGCGTTATGGGGATATCTCCTCGTAAGTACCGTAATTACGGCGTTTAGGTTGGTCAAATAGGAGGATTACATGGCTGAAGAAATAAATGGTTACTCGGGTAGTTTAATGGACAACAATGTTCCTGCGCAGCTTGACGAGGATGACCTAAAGGCTGAGATGGAGATTGAGCTTCCTGATTCACAGAACGACGTTATGGCTATGATTAGTGCCGAGGACGTTGGCGAGATAGAAATCAGTGAGACTGACGACGGCGGTGTTGAGGTTGATTTCGATCCCCAAGACCAGCGCGGCGAGGACATGGATTTTTATGCCAACTTGGCTGAAGAGATGCCGGATCGTGAATTGCAGCGCATTGCGGGTGATTTATTGAGCGAGTATGACGCGAACAAGGCCAGTCGTCAGGACTGGGAGGATGCGTATTCGAGTGGTTTGGAGCTTTTGGGCTTTAACTACGAGGAGCGGACGCAGCCGTTTCGTGGGGCCTCGGGTGTTACGCATCCGTTGCTTGCGGAGGCTGCCACACAGTTTCAGGCGCAGGCTTTTAATGAGCTTTTGCCGTCTAGCGGTCCTGTTCGTACTGTTGTTATGGGCCAAGAGACGCGGGCCAAGGCTGCTCAATCGCAGCGTGTTCGTCAGTTTATGAATTATTATATTACGAATGTCATGGAGGATTACACTCCTGACATGGATCAGATGTTGTTTTATTTACCGCTTGCTGGTTCGACGTTTAAGAAGACGTATTACGACGAGGCTATGGGCCGTGCGGTCAGTAAGTTTGTTCCTGCGGAGAATTTAGTTGTTCCGTATGAAACTTCTGATCTTGAGACGTGTCCTAATATTACTCAGGTTGTTCGGATGTCTTTGAATGATTTGCGCAAGCGTCAGATTGCTGGGATTTATTTGGATGATGTTGACGTTATTCCTGCGCAGCGTGAGGTTACGGGGCTTGACGGCACGATAGATCGAATTGACGGCCTACAGCCGGGTACGATTGATTACGACTGCACGATACTTGAGTGTCACGTTGATTTGGACCTTGAGGGTTATGAGGAGCTTGACGAGGACGGCGAGCCTACGGGCATCCGGGTCCCTTATATTGTTACGCTTTCCATGGACAACGGTCAGGTTTTGTCTGTTCGTCGGAATTGGACCGAGGACGATGAGCGGAAAAAGAAGATACAATTTTTTACGCATTTTAAGTTTTTGCCGGGGTTTGGTTTTTACGGCCTTGGTTTGATACATACGATTGGAGGTCTGTCACGGACCGCCACTTCGGCACTGCGACAGTTAATTGACGCGGGTACGTTGTCCAACCTCCCTGCGGGTTTCAAGGCCCGTGGACTACGGATCAGAGACGATGATGAACCGTTGCAGCCCGGTGAGTTCCGCGATGTGGATGCTCCGGGTGGGGCTATCCGCGATAGTCTTATGCCGTTGCCCTTTAAGGGTCCGGATCAGACGTTGTTCCAGTTGTTGGGTTTTGTTGTTCAGGCTGGTCAGCGGTTTGCGACGATTACAGACTTGAAGGTTGGAGACGGCAACGAGAACGCGGCTGTCGGCACAACGATGGCTATGATGGAGCAGGGCTCTCGTGTTATGAGTGCTGTTCACAAGCGGTTGCACTATGCGATGCGCCAAGAGTTTCGGATTTTGGCCCGTGTTATGTCGGAGAGTTTGCCGCAGGAGTATCCGTATTCGGTTCCGGGCGGTGATGAGACGATTATGCGCGAGGATTTTGATGGTCGGGTAGATGTTATACCGGTCAGCAATCCGAATGTGTTTAGTCAATCGCAGCGCATTATGTTGGCGCAGACCAAGTTGCAGTTGGCGTCTCAGGCTCCTGAGATACACAACATGCACGAAGTCTTTAGGGACATGTACGACGCTTTGGGTGTTACGGACACGGATCGTTTGTTGAAGTCTATACCGGCGGATACGGATGAGCCTGTTGATCCGGCGCAAGAAAACATTAATGCTTTAGACATGTTGCCGTTGAAGGCGTTTGAGGGTCAGAACCATCAGGCGCACATTACGGCTCACTTGTTGTTTGGCACTTCTCCGATTGTGGGCGGTATGCCTCCTGTCGC